TTCTTGACAGGAGCGGCTTGGAAGCCAGACAGCTTGGTTTCTTCTTCAAAGCTACGCTCCGATGTCTCGGTTTCGTAGATCTCTTTGTGTTGCTCGCCGTAACGTGCATACTCCATGCCGAACAAAGCGTTCAAGCCGGGGAGCAGTTCTTTGAGCAGTTGTGCGCGTGAAATTGCCATGGTAATTTACTCCTTACAGGCCGACGTTGTTCAAGTACGAGTGAGCGCTGGGGTTGAACTTCACCAACACGTCAGTGTAAGCATCGCCGGGGCCAGATGCAAAACCAACAATGCGGAAAGCTGCAGCAGCAGTCTGTACGGATGCGGTCAATGCGCTGGTGGAGTTGCCAGTCTGGGTAGAACCAGTGCTGGTGCTCTGCACAGCGGCAAAGAAGGTGTTGGTGCCCAAAGCGGATTGAGCGGCAGAGCCGTCCAACTGAGCTTGGAAAACAACAGATGGGTCAGTCACAACTTGAGCAGTCACCACGCCAGTTGTACCGGAGGGGTAGTACTGAGCATAGATTTGCTGGCCTTGTGCGTTGATATAGGAGCAACCGACGAAAACGCCGACCGCGCCGACACCGTTGCCGCCGAGGTTGTTAGTGGTGATGTCGGCACCGGTGGCGGTGGAGATAGCCAAATAGCCATCAGCGCCAACGATCACGACTTGACCGAAGAAAATGTTGGTGGCTTCACCAGCGGGGTCAATCAGAAAAGTCTGAGTTGCACCTGCATAGGGCATGCCATCAACGCGATTTACGGGTTTCAGACCGTAAGGAGAAGCGGTAGTTGCCATTTAAGGACTCCAAAAAGTTATGTACCTTTACCGAAAGTAACCTTCGTGGACCGCTCTTTGAAGAGAGGCATACGAGGATCATTTTCACGCATGTAGTTGTTGTCCACGGATTGCATCTGCGACTCAGCTTGGTTGCTGTAATACGCATTACGCTGTTCCACAAACTCAACTGGGGTTTTGCAAAGTAACAAACCACCAACTTCAACTGCGTCTGGGAAGCGGCCACTGGTGCTGCCAAACAAACGAATTTCAGGATGATCTGATGCCTTCACGGGTTCCCAGCCCTCGCGGAGCTTAGATGAAATATTCATGGGATCAGCGTTGTTCAGAGTACTGACACGAATCCAGCGAAACGCATAGCCCGGTTCCGGCGCGGGATCGGGCAGAAGCTGGGGCGGCGCCCATTTAGTGGGACGCGCATCCTTCTCGCGTGAAGACAATTCTCTGCTTTGACGATTTTGTTCAGCCATGTTTATTTCCTCATTTCTTCCGCAACCTTACGAGCATAGAGTTCCAAAGGAACACCCAGCCGCCTGGCGAGATCGACCTGCGTTTTGGTAAGTACGACCTTTCGGGGCGCAGTACTACGTGTTGCTGGTGCGACAACATTCGATTGTTTAGGCGGAGGTGACGCATCCGCCTGCTTCTTCGGCTCGAAAGAATCCGAGAAGCGGTTCCTCATGTCAGCGTCGATACGATCGTAGTATTCGTCGCTGCCAACTGGAATTCCTTCAGAAACCAATTCCGAATGAAGGCCAAGAGCGTAAGCCGTCATCTTTTGATTGGTGCCAAACCACGAGTTATTTTGTTGCCACTCGGCTAGTTTGTCATCAATTTTCGGAGCAGGTTCCTGCTGTGGTTGAGTTTTTACCTCAATTTCTTGCTCCTGTAAAGGAGCAGGAGTGTAATTATTTACTCGTTCTGCGCGCATCTTTGCCATAGTGAGAGCCTCTTGGGCTTCCACCAAAGCATCTGCATCAGCAGATTCGTATGCCTCTTTGTACTGGCGCTTTGCTTTTTCCAGATCATTGGCTGCCACCAGCTTGGCCTGTTCAATGTATGCGCCCTGACCTTCGTGCAGTGTGCCTCGGAGCTTTTTATTCTCCTCAATGATGGACTGAGCAATGCGAATTGCCTCATCCTTCTCACGCTGCGCGGCCTCTTTGGCTCGGCGTTCTTCGTGATAGCCCTTGGTAAAGTGCTGAATACGCTTGCGCACGCTCTCGTCGTACTTTGCAAGCTCATCATCACCCATGTCCTTGGGCGGTTCTTCCATCGGCTTTCGGTTGCGGTCAGCTTCTGGAGTATCGTCAACCACCTCGATGTCAACCTCGGGGGTTTTGACTTCAACTTCAGGCTCGACTACTTTGCCGCCAGCGCGAGGATTTTCGGAGGCCTCGTCAGGAAACTCAAACTCATGTTTTTCCATTGGCATGGTCTACTCCTTAAACTCGTTGTACACCGCGTGGATCTTGCACGACTGCTTCAACCGAATCATCATTGATGATGCGGAATTCGCGGCCATGAATCTTCATGCGAGTGCCGGTGTTAGGACGAACCAAAACAAAGTCACCAACCTTGCAGCTCGGGCCACTCGGGAAGCGCTTTTCGTCTTTGAATGCATCTGGTCCCATCTTTGCCACGAATAGCACAGGGGACAAGAGTTCTTCAAAGTGCATGGTTTGGCTGGACTTGAGCAGTCCGCCTTCGTACTCTTCGTTGGCTTCTGGGAGGATGCACAGAAGGTGGTACGTCACTGGATCGGGAACTTGCTTGGCCTTTTCCTCTTCGCTCTTATTCAGAACGCCGGTCAGGTCAACTGCCGAAACATCAAATTCACTCATCGTAGTCTTTCATTTTTTGCGCAAGGTCGTTGATTTCAGCAAGTGCGGTCAACAGACCCAGAGCAACCCCGCACTTGTTCTGGTAATCAGCGTAGTCTTTAGCTACGCCGTCACCCAGACTCTCCACGATTCGTTTTCTGTGCTCTTCAATTTTTGACTTTAGCAGATCCAGAACTTTGCTTTCCATTACTCACCCCGTTTTGTGGTGTTTTGTTGGCTTCTTGCAATGTCAATGCTCATCCGAGCACCTTCACGCTCTTGCTCTGCTTGCAAGCGATTTTGAGCTTGCAATGCTTGCTGGCCAGCTTTAAATCCATCCAGCTCTAACTTGCCTTCGAGCGCTTGCTTTTTGAGCTCCAGCTCTTCGGCTTTGGCCGCAGCGTCGAGTTGAACCTTTTGCTCTTTGACGCCAACCTCGCGCTCTCTGATGGACAGCTCTTTTTGTTGCATCTGGAGCACAGGGTCTTGGGCTTGTTGCTGAGCCTGCTGCTGCGCGGCCTGTGCTTGGTTCTGCTGAAGAACCTGCTGCGCGGCTTGGGCCATCATGCCGGACAAAGCAATCTCTACTTCTGGTGGCAACTCCTCGCCTTCTGGTGGCAGAGCAATACCAAGCTGCTGCTCGATGCGCTGACGGTATGCAAACGCTGTGTGCTCTGCAATGTGGGCCATCATTGCGGCCTGCATGGCTTGAGCATTTGGGTTCTGGCCAATCATCTGCATGATGATCGGATCTTGCATGGCCGACATGTGAACCTGAATGTGCGCTTGGTGATCTTGGTACTGGAACGCCTTGACCGGCTTCATGTTCATGACGGCCATGTTCTCGAATACTGGGTCCTTCGGCTTCTGGTCGTCTTCCAGTGGGATCAGCTTGTCTGAATTCTTGATGCCCAGCACTTCGATCATCTGACGATGCAACTGTGGCAAGTCATAAATCTGTGGCGCGCTTTGTGCCAACTGGATCACGGCTTGGTACTGCATGATCCGCTGAGCCATAGTCGCGCTGTTTGGATCGGACACTGGAATCACATTCACTGTGTCGTAGTCCGATTGCTTCAAACGGCGGTCGCCACCAACTGGGCTGTAGTCGTAGCTCTCTGGTGCGTGGTCGCGGATGATGTCTTTCAGGAGCTTGAATTCCTCTTTCATCGAGAAATGCACGCGCGCCTGAACTGCGCTCATGGTCTTCAACTGGCGCTCAAGGATGGCCAGTGTCGTACCAACAGGAGCGTTGGCACTCATGTCGCTGACCTTCATGTCAGCAACAGAACCAAGGCGGCGAGCTTCTTCAGTAATCTGATTGAGCAACGCCATCAGAACCTGACTTGGCTCCTTGTATGGCAAAGGCATGATGTTGTCACGCACTGTGCCACTGGCCACATCAACATCGCGGAATTCACCGGGAGCGATCGGAGTGTCGTCACCTTTGATGCGCAGGCCTCGAGCTTTCAAGCCACCGGGCAAGTTGCTCAGTGTGCCGGCATCAACCAACTGACGGATCAGCGATGTGCCTGCACGAGCGTATCCACCAATAACGTGAATCAGGCCAAGGCCATACACGCCAAAGCCGGGGATGTAGGTGTACTGGACAAAGTGATTGCGCTTAACTTTAACTTCGCTGTCTTTTTTCCAGTTGCGGCGGATCGACAAAACTTCTGATGAAGCGCGGTCGATCGTGATCACATATGGCAGGGCAATGCCATTTGGATCTTCGTGACCGGGCAGGTCGTAATCCACATGGATTTCCAAGATCTGATAACGATCGTCATCTGTCAAAGAGAAGCCTTGGTCTTCGGCCTTCTTCTTTTCAATGTCGCTGTGAATTGATGTGGGCTCGCCCAGATCAACGTCGCGGTAGAAGCCAGAGACTTGCAGCTTGCGAATCTCGTTCTTCGTTTTGCGCATCGTGTGTGTGACGCGCTCAGACGACATCACATTGGATGCGCCATAAGGAATGATCAGGTCTTCAGCCGGAATGAACATGGCCACTTGGCGGCCAAGGCCCGGATCGTAGTAAACCTTCTTGAACGCAGAGCCAGCCAAGCCGAGCGAGTACAACATCCGCTCGTGCTCTGGTCGGTACTCAGGCATTTCATCGGTGAGCTTGTAGTTCATGTCCTCACGAACACGCTCTGCAATCTCTTCGGTCATCTTGTTGATGGCGCCGATGATCTTTGTCTTGACTGGACCCTGAGCAGGGAAAGTCTCGGTGATTGTTTCGGACTGGAAGCGAATAGCTGCTTCTGTCAAAACAGTAGAGTAAACACCGCAAGCGCCGTTCCAAGGTTCGGTGCGCTCTTCGTACTTCATGCCAAGGACTTCGAGGCCCTTCACATACATCTCCACCCAATCTTGGCGCGATGTGATGTCGGCATCAATCTCGGAGATCAGGTCGCTCGCAATACTTTGCAGAATGCCGTTGTCCATGTCTTCGGCCAAGTTCTTGCCAAAGTCATCTTCCTCGCCGTCCGGCACAATGGTGATTTCCATGTCCCCGGCGTTGATGGTTACTGACTCTGGATCAACAACTTCGATTTCAATCGGAGACTCTTCTTCTCCCAAAGAATCCAGACCAACAGGGGCTGCGTACAGCGAGTTTTCGATACTCATATTGATGCCTTAATAGAAGGAGCTTTTACGACGGAAGCCCTCTGGCTCGTCGCGCTGGTCAGATTCTAGTCTCAAGAAGCCGCCTTGTCGAAACCTTGTGACAGCCATGACCGCCGTGTCAACCAAGTCGTCGTGAGCCGCATTTGGAAACGCCGCCA